CTGACAAGGCAGACTGATAACCCGCATCCTTGAAGGATGTTATTTCAACCACTGGGGTTGGGGTAGTTGCAGAAATGGCTTGTGCCACTGGGGAAAGTTTTGCTTTAGACATTGTGTCTCTCCTATAAAGCATTTTGAAAACGTCAGACAAACCGAATTGCTTGCCTGACACTTTATATATGCCCGATTTTCTATCCAATAAGCAAATTTTCACGGATAGGTGAATTTATAACCTAGAGGCTTGGCACGCACACGCCTTCGCGCGGCGACAAATAACTGGTATCAATTCCACGGGCACAAAAAAAGGGAGGCCGAAGCCTCCCTTGGTTACCTATAGATACGATCCATGTCTTGTTTGTATTCCATATCAGCCCTCTTATACATGTGTTTTTGTTTGTGTACGATGCTACGAATGTCCCTGATAAAACAATACGCATCATAATTAGCTTGTTTTATTTTTGGTAGCTCGGCGCTAGTCAAGCTCATTGCGTACTGTATGTCATCCATTGTGTCAAATAATCTAAGCTGTACCATGTTTCTCTCCTATGTTAATGAACAAGACCGCATCACTGCGGTTTCGGCTATTGAAGCCTCATCAGTTGTTCTTAGTTGAGTTGTTCGTGTCTGTTTAACAGTTGGTGGATGTCACAACTTGGATCACCCATTGCTTTAGTCTCGCTGATCAACTTAGCGTCAGACCATCCTGAGATGTCGATCCAAGCGGGGCGCGTTGCGTACACATCCAAGCAGACTGTCCAGAAGTCACGCTCAAGTTGCTGGCGCTTTTCAATCGATGCGTTGATCTTGTCACGCAAAACTTCACCTAATGTTTTCATGCTATCTCTCCTTGGTTATAAATAGAATGCAACCTTACGGCTGATCCAAAAGGGCTTCTTGAATGATGCAAAGAAGTACCCGACTCGAGCCTGATTACCGACTCGCACATGCTTTGTATAGAACATAGTCTCTCCTTAAGAGAGGGGCCGAAGCCCCTCGTGTTACCACTCGCCGCGAGCCGCGACCAGTCTGCCTCTGATGCCAATCAGCACCGTTGTGTTAGCGAGCCGATACTGCTTAGCCCACGTCAGCGCCTCATTCATTGTGTATGCATAATGAACGAAGAGCTTGTCTTCCCATTGCACTATCACTTTGTAGTGCGTCAACCAAACCCATAACGCTTTGATCATTCGATCTCTCCTGTTACAGCACAGCACTATTGCTCTGCATACTATCTTTATGCCTGATGGGGTACGGCATTTGCAAATTTCCTCGGTTTGACCCCACCTATACCCGGCCCCCCAAGCCTGCGAGCTGGTTCCATCGCGCCCTATACACTAAGACTTGCACAAATCACCACACATTTTTTCAATACCCCCCACCCCTCCTTTTTCTCCGCACTGTTGGCTGTCAAGTTTTTACGGAAAACACCCCCCTATAGGATTCCTACCACCCTTTACAAATATGTGGTATATTTATTTCCGTTGGTGAAGCTGCTAGACGCTGTGGGACGTGTTCCGACTTTAAGTGCACCAACACCAACAAGTACGAGCATCTGGACGCTGAAACGTAAGGCGGACTCACCCAGAACCGGGAAGCCACAATACACGCGGTCATTGTGGTAGGAAGACGGAGAAAAAGGTGCTCATTCTTGTTGGGGTAACTGTGCAATGGCTTTTAAGCTTGCGGACGAGCAGCCAACCCAACGTTTTTTTAACGGAGTGCCACTTTCCTCCTATGCTAGAAAACATACCAGACGTTGAAGAGAACGTACCATTGCCAGCCTCGGCTACTGAGGCTATGCCCGAGCTTTCCCCAAAGGAAGAATTAGACATGATGGCTAGAACAGCCAAGATGTTGTCGGACATAACAGGAGAACCTCTCGCCCCAACAGAGGAACATCGCGGTCAAGCTATACAACTTGCCGAACAAATCGTTGCAAACAAGACAGACATGAATCTGGCGCAGTATCCCAATGAGACGATTGCCTATTTAGCAGGCATGGTGGCTCAGTATGACTTTATGGTCGTGCGGGAACTAGCAGATTTGAAAAAGTACGTCGTGAACAAACTCTTACAAGAGACTGACAACCCAGATCCTAAGTACAGGTTAGCTGCGGTAAAGGCTTTAGGAGAAGTTGATGGCGTAGATGCATTTAAGAAGCGCTCAGAACTCACAATCAAGCACCAATCACTTGAAGAAGTGGAGAGTGAGTTGCTTGCGACACTGCAAAGACTAGAAAAACGCACGGTTGACGTTCACGCTAGAGTTGTAAACGATGAAAATCACGCCTGAACAGATAAAAATCATTCGGGACAGCCTGCCATTCATGCAGGAAGATGAAATGCGTCGTAATTTAGAGCTTTTAAAGATTTACGACAGTGAATCTGTACAAGAAGTAGGTAAAGGGGACTTCCTAACCTTCATAGATCACGTATATCCGGGCTATAAAGTAGGCCCGCACCATAGAAGACTAGCCAAAATCTTTGAAGACATAGCAAATGGCAAAAAAAGACGGGTAATTGTGAACATTGCCCCCCGTCACGGCAAGTCTGAGATGATTTCTTACCTTGCACCTGCATGGTTTCTAGGTAAATACCCTCATAAAAAGGTCATTATGGCCTCCCACACAGCGGATTTGGCGGTCAATTTTGGCCGCAGGGTGCGTAATTTGGTGGGTTCTGACCCCTATAAAGACATCTTTCCGCAGGTCGAATTGCAGTCAGATTCCAAGTCCGCGTCCCGTTGGGGAACAAACTTCCAAGGAGAATACTTTGCTATTGGTGTCGGAGGTGCTCTTGCTGGTCGTGGCGCTGATCTATTTATTATTGACGACCCTCATTCGGAACAAGATGCTAAGACTGGGAGACCGGACGTTTTCCTTCCTGCTTGGGAGTGGTTTCAGTCTGGCCCTCTCCAGCGTCTTATGCCGGGTGGCTCTATTATTATTGTGATGACGCGGTGGAGTAAGCTGGACTTGACAGGGATGATTGTTAACCAGATGGGCAAAGAGGAAGATGTAGATCAGTGGGAGATTGTTGAGTTCCCCGCCATCCTCAATGACAAGCCGCTATGGGGAGACTTCTGGTCGTTGGAAGAACTACTGGGTAAAAAAGCAGGTATGGATCCCCGCTACTGGCAAGCCCAGTACATGCAGAATCCTGTCTCGGAAGAGGGCGCGTTACTCAAACGGGAGTGGTGGCAGATATGGGAGAAGGACGATCCTCCCAAGTGTGAGTTCATCATCATGAGTCTTGATGCGGCGCAAGAGACCAACAACAGGGCTGACTACAACGCACTGACAACATGGGGTGTGTTCTTTAACGAAGAAACAAACAACTATTGCATCATCTTGCTCAATGCCATCAAGAAGCGAATGGAGTACCCAGACCTTAAAGCAATGGTGCTTGAGGAGTACAAAGAGTGGGAGCCTGATGTGTTTATTGTAGAGAAGAAGTCTAACGGCTCAGCACTCTACCAAGAATTTAGACGGATGGGTGTGCCCATAGGTGAGTTTACTCCGGGCAAAGGACAAGATAAGATTGCGCGGGTGAATGCAATTTCTGCACTGTTCCAAGGAGGAATAGTGTTTGCACCAGATCGCAGATGGGCAAGAGAAGTTATTGAAGAGTGCAACGACTTCCCGTCAGGCACTAACGATGACTTGGTTGACTCAACAACATTGGCGCTCATGCGGTTTAGACAAGGCGGGTTTATCAGACTGCCGAATGATGAACCCGAAGATATTAAATACTTTCGCCGTAGAACAGCGGCGTACTACTGAGGACAGATATGGCTACCAGCAACATTGACAAAGCTCTTTACCCCGCTGACGGCGGACTTCCAGATTTGATGGACATGGGAGAGCCTGCACTTGAGATTGAGATTGAGAACCCTGACTCGGTAACTCTGGCTGATGGCTCTATGGAGATTACGCTTGAGCCGGGCAAAGAAGTCAGTGATGACTTTAGTAAGAACTTGGCTGAAGACATGGACGACAGTGAGCTAGGTGCTCTTGCGTCTGAGTTGATGGAGTATGTCGATGCCGACATTAACTCTCGCAAAGATTGGACTGAAACTTACGTCAAAGGTCTTGAAGTATTGGGGATGAAGTATGAAGAAAGGACAGAGCCTTGGAACGGCGCTTGCGGAGTTTTCTCGACAGTACTCACAGAGGCCGCTATTCGCTTCCAAAGTGAAACTATTACTGAAACGTTCCCTTCTCAAGGCCCAGTTAAAACGGAGATCATCGGTGCAATTGACCGTCTTAAAGAGGAGGCGGCAAATCGCGTTAGGGAGGACATGAACTATCGCCTGACAGAGGAGATGCCCGAGTACAGACCAGAGCATGAACGCATGCTGTTTAATTTAGGACTTGCTGGTTCAGCGTTTAAGAAGGTGTACTACGACCCGGGTCTGAGAAGGCAAGTGTCTTTGTTTGTTCCTGCTGAAGATGTGATTATCCCCTATGGCTCAAGCGGAGCTAGAACTGCTGAGCGTGTTACGCACTTGATGCGGAAGACAAAGAATGATGTAAAAAAACTACAGGTCAATGGTTTTTATCGTGATGTTGATTTGGGCGAACCTGTTCAGATTCATACTGATGTCGAGAAGAAAAAGGCTGAAGAACAAGGCTATTCAGTCAATGAAGATGACCGCTATCAGATCGCTGAGATTCAAGTTGATTGGAACTTAAAAGGATATGAGCAGGAAGATGAAATTGCTCTGCCTTACATCATTGCAATTGATCGTGGCACAAATAAAGTTTTAGCTATCTACCGCAACTGGGAAGAGGATGATGAGACTTATAAGAAGCGTCAGCACTTGGTTCAGTATGATTATGTCCCGGGTTTTGGTGCTTATGGCATGGGTCTCATCCATATTATTGGTGGTTACGCTCGCGCTGGCACTTCTCTTATCAGGCAACTTATTGATGCAGGTACTCTCAGCAATTTACCGGGGGGTATGAAGTCACGCGGTCTGCGTGTAAAGGGTGACGATACACCGATTGCTCCGGGTGAGTTCCGCGATGTAGACGTGCCAAGCGGCTCGATCAAAGACAACATCATGATGCTCCCGTACAAGGAGCCGTCACAGGTCTTAGCGGCGCTGTTAAATCAAATCACAGAAGAAGGTCGTCGCCTTGGCTCTATCGCTGACATGAAGGTCAGTGACATGAGTGCGCAGGCTCCTGTGGGCACTACGCTTGCTCTCTTAGAGCGGCAGCTTAAGATTATGGGTGCGGTGCAAGCCCGTGTACACAACTCAATGAAAGAGGAGTTTAAGCTCCTCAAGAACATCATTAGAGATCACGCGCCCGCAAGCTACGACTACGAGCCAGTAGCAGGTAATCCAGCGGTAATGCAGGCCGATTACGACATGGTTGAAGTTATACCTGTCAGTGATCCCAATAGCTCTACGATGGCTCAACGCATCATGCAGTATCAAGCTGTAATGCAGTTGGCTCAGCAAGCACCTCAGATTTACGACCTTCCAATTTTGCATAGGCAAATGATTGAAGTACTGGGTGTAAAGAATGCTGAGAAGCTTGTGCCGATTGATGACGACATGTCACCGCGTGATCCGATAAGTGAGAACATGGCGTTCTTGCGAGGAGAGCCTACGAAGGCGTTTATCTATCAGGATCAAGACGCTCACATCGCGGCTCACACTACCTTTATGCAGGATCCGATGATCATGCAGACAATGGGTCAGAACCCTGCGGCTCAGCAGATGATGGGGGCTATTCAGGCTCACATTGCTGAACACTTGGCGTTTGCGTATAGACGTAAGATTGAAGAGCAACTAGGTGTGCCCCTTCCACCTCCCAACGAGAAACTTCCTGAAGAAGTTGAAGTTCAGTTGTCTCAACTTGTGGCTCAAGCGTCGGCGCAGTTGCTCCAGCAGAACATGGCTCAGATGCAGGACAAGAAGAATCAGCAGATGTCACAAGACCCGCTCATTCAGATGCAGCAGGCCGAGTTGCAGATTAAAGCGCAAGAAGCACAGACCCGTGCAGCCAAGACTCAAGCTGATATCCAGTTGGCGCAAGAGAAACTTAAACTTGAAGCCCAGCGCATCATGATGGACGTGCAGAAAGAACAGCAGCGAGTTTCTTCGCAAGAGCGGCAGACTAACCAGAAGCTTAAGGCTGACTTAGTTAAAAATATTGTTAAACCACAAACCAGACCCGGAGGTATTCGGTGACACAAATCAACCCCGGTTGGATAAACTGGGCCATAGAAAATACAGCGATGGGGGTGACTGATGCTGCCCTCGTTGAGGCTATGGTCAAAGCTGGTATTGATGCTTCTGCGGCTGCTCTTTTGATGAGTAAAGTGCGTGGGCTACCCGGCTATGAAGTTTTAGAACGTACTATTCGCAAGAATCAAAGTTTAAAGGCAGCGACTGCACTTAAACATGAGCCGTTATCAAAGCATGAGAATGTTTTTCCAATTGAGTTTATCACTGAAATTAACAAATATGTAGACGGACAAACGTCTTCTCGCAGCAACTTTTCTTGCTGGCCAAAAGAACTTTTGCGCAGTAGTGGCGCGGTGTTGGTATATGACTTCCCAAAAGAAATATCAGACAAGATATTTGAGTATGTCAAAGTATTTGCACCAGAGCTTAGTAACTATGAAATTAACCATGCTATGTATCAAAGATGGATGCCGGGAAGTTATATTACTTGGCACTCTGATTTTTCATGGAAAGTAGCTGTAACAATTTATCTCAATGAGACATGGGATAAAAATTGGGGCGGCTATTTTGCTTATGAGTCCGGTTCTGAGATCAAATGTATCAAGCCTGAATTCAATGTAGCGTCAAAGATATTTTTACCAGTGGAGCATACGGTGTTTACCGTTACTCCTGATGCACCGCCCAGAAACGCAATTCAAATATTTGCCAAATGAAATCAGACACAATATTCATCAGCATTGCTTCATACTGCGACAGTCAGTTAGCTGCAACAGTTCAAGATGCATTAAGCAAAGCAAAGTATCCAAACAGATTGCGGTTTGGCATAGTGGAGCAACGTGAAGCAAGTAAGCGTGTAGTGTTTACCAAAGAACAACGCCAAACAATTCGTTATTTAGGTGTTGATCCAGTTGAATCTAGAGGTGCTTGTTGGGCACGCGCAGTTGCCATGTCAATGTACTGTGGCGAAGATTGGTTCTTTCAAATTGACTCCCATATGGTCTTTGAAAAAGACTGGGATGAGTGGTTTATAAATGAGTCAATCAGATGTTTAAAATTTAGCGATAAGCCTGTTATTACTAGCTATCCGAGTCTGTACACGTTAGAAAATGGGCAACCAAAAACGGTTACTGAAAAAGGCGTAAGAGCACACATCATTTTGAAAATTTTTAATCGGACTGACTTTAATCCGAGTAATTACACCATCTTATGTGAAGCGGTTCTTCTAGATACTACAGACCCAGTGTTTGGTTTTCATATGGGTTGCAACTGCATATTTGCTTCCGGTAAATTTGTTGAAGAAATTCCATACGACCCACAATTTTATTTTGAGGGCGAAGAACAAGCGATGGCCCTTAGAGCCTATACACATGGGTGGGACATCCTCCATGTGGCAAATATGCCCATCTATCATTTGCAAGAAAGATCTACTAGAGACGCCCACTGGGAAGGTAATTTAGATGAAAACCGTGGCGACAACAGTTGGTGGGTATTAAAAGATCAAGCAATTAAACGACTAGCTCAGTTGGTTAATGGCGAAGACATTGGAGTCTTTTCTTTGGGTACAAAGCGATCTGTTGAGGACTACGCTAGTTTTTGTGGCATTGATTACTTTAATGCAACCTTAAATGAAAAAGCTTTTTGTGGGCCTTGGAGTAATTTATGAACGAAATAGAACTGCTTAAAAAACAAAACGACGAATTTCGCCAACAGGCGATTGACAAACTTGTTACTGGTGGAGTCAAAGACTTTGCAGAGTATCGAGAATTGGTAGGGGTTATTAGGGGTCTTGACCATGCCAATTACAACCTTCAAGACCTCAAACAACGTATAGAAAGACTAAACGATGAGTGAAATACTCGTAAGCCAAGACGGTGCCACAGCCACTGTACTTCCCGCGACGGCTGAAGAGAAAGCCAAGCAGGTTCCTGATCCTGCTACTTTTCATGTTCTTTGCATGCTTCCCAAAGCAGAAGAAGAATTTAGTGAGACTGGGATTCTTAAATCCGCTACTTCCATGCACCATGAGGAATTACTTTCCCCCGTGTTATTTGTAGCAAAAATGGGCCCAGATGCATTTAAAGATGAAAAGCGGTTCCCTTCCGGGCCTTCATGTAAGGTTGGAGACTTCATTATTACTCGCCCCAATACTGGCACCCGTATGAAAATACATGGTACAGAGTGGCGTTTGATCAATGATGACTCTATCCAAGCAGTTGTCCAAGACCCTCGCGGTATTCAACGCCCTTAAGGAGAAATTATGGCTGAAATTGAAAAAACAGAATATCACTTCCCTGATGAGATAGAAGAAGCCGAGAAAAAGGCTAATTCTTCTTTTAAGTCAAAAGACGATGAGTTTGACATTGAAATTGTTGACGATACCCCGGTAGCAGACAGAAACCGTGGTGAACCACTAGATTCGCCGCCTGAAGAAGTTACTGATGAAGAACTTGACAAATATACTGATGTCAAACTCAAAGAACGACTGTCTAAATTAGGTCGCGGGTATCACGACGAGAGACGAGCCAAAGAAGCAGCATTTCGTGAAAAAGACGAAGCTTTGCGTCTGGCGCAGTCAATTGTTGAAGAGAACAAGAAGCTTAAAGGTACGCTCAGTACTAGCCAAGAAGCCTTGTTAGAACAGGCTAAACGAACTCTCTCAGCAGAGGTAGAAGAGGCTAAACGAGACTACAAGAACGCTTACGAGGCTGGTGACTCAGATGCTTTGGTTGCCGCGCAGGACAAATTAACCTCCGCCAAGATCAAATCTGAACGAGTAAATAATTTTAAGCCTGCCCCTTTACAAGAAGATAAATCTATTGTACAAACTCAACAAATCGCGCAAGCAAACGCGGTTGACCCTAAAGCATCTGACTGGCAAGCCCGGAATAGATGGTTTGGGAAAGACCGTGAAATGACCGGCTATGCGCTTGCGTTGCATGAGAAGCTGGTCGTAGAGGATGGTGTTGATCCAAAGTCGGATGAGTATTACCGGAAACTCAACGGCAGGATTCGCCAAGTGTTCCCAGAGAGGTTTGCCTCTGAGGACTCCGCTGATGCACAAACATCTCAGCGCTCGCCAAAAGCAAATGTTGTTGCACCAGCAACGCGCAGCACTGCACCTAGAAAAATCGTGCTGAACGCAACGCAGGTACAACTAGCCAAACGGTTGGGAGTTCCATTGGAACTGTACGCCCGTAAGGTTGCAGAAGAAATGAGGAAATAAAAATGGCTGAACAAAATCGATTGAAGCGTGAACTTGAGACTCGTGAAAAAGAGAGCAGACCTGCTGCAAAGTGGACTCCGCCTCAACTTCTTCCAGAAGTGGATGAGGAACCTGGTTACGCTATGAGATGGATTCGCACCAGCATGGGTGGTGTGGGTGATGCTAGAAATGTTTCCGCAAAACTTCGTGAAGGATGGGAGCCCGTAAAGGCTTCTGATCACCCTGAAGCGCATACATTTGCCGATCCAAATTCTCGGTTTAAAGATGCGATTGAAGTCGGTGGACTTATCCTTTGTAAAACACCTGTTGAATTTATTGAACAACGCGATGCGCACTATCGGAAACTCTCCGATTCGCAAATGCAGTCAGTAGATAACAGCTTCATGCGCGAAAGCGACGCTCGTATGCCATTGTTCAGCGATAAACGCACGACAGTGACTAAGGGTTCAGTTTTCGGTTCTGGGTCTTAATTTTGGAGTCTAACGATGGCATATCCTACCATTGACAAGACGTATGGTTTCAAGCCAGTCAATCGACTGGATGGTCTACCCTACGCCGGAGCGATCCGTCAAATCCCAATCGCCCCTTCCTACGCAACAGCGATCCTGAACGGTGACACCGTCAAGGTAGACACTAACGGCTACATTGTGGCTGCTAGTACTACCGACTCAGGTAATATCATTGGTGTGTTGGTTGGATGTTCTTACATCAACTCGTTAAGTCAACCTACGTTTTCACAAGCGTACCCAGCTTCTACGTCAACTTCAACAAACATGGCTTTTGCCTTTGTTGTGGATGATCCTAGTGCTGTGTTCCGTGTTTGCGCTACAGTCGCTGGTTCCACCACTCCTACAGCTTACGCTCGTAGCATTGTTGGATCTAACGTGGCTTTGGTTGCTAACGTTGGTTCCACCACCACAGGTGACTCGTATTACGGTATTGACGGTTCTTCCGCCAACACCACTAATACACTCCCCGTTCGTGTTGTTGACGTTGTGCCCGATACTGCGACTGGCAATGCCAGCGTAGCCGCCACGACCTATTACGAGTTCCTCGTTAAGTTCAACACCGCGCAGTACAACAATACTACCGGTATTTAAGGAGTAACTTAAAATGGCTATTTCACGCGCACAACTACTTAAAGAGTTGCTCCCCGGTCTGAACGCATTGTTTGGTCTGGAGTACGCTAAATACGGCGAAGAGCACAAAGAGATCTACGAAACTGAGACATCAGAGCGTAGCTTCGAAGAAGAGACAAAGCTTTCTGGCTTCTCTGCTGCACCTGTCAAGAATGAGGGCTCCGCCATTCAGTACGACAATGCACAAGAGGCATGGACTGCACGTTACACCCACGAAACCATTGCGATGGGCTTCTCCATCACAGAGGAAGCTGTGGAAGATAACTTGTATGACAGCTTGTCTTCACGTTATACCAAGGCTTTGGCCCGTGGTATGGCTTACACCAAGCAAGTTAAAGCTGCTTATGTGTTGAACAACGCCTTTACTGGCGGCCCAACATATGGCGACGGCGTGGTTCTGTGTTCTACAGCCCACCCACTTGTCTCCGGTGGCACTAACAGCAATCGTCCTACAACAGGCGCTGACTTGAATGAAACATCGTTGGAAAACGCTGTTATTCAGATCGCTGCTTGGACAGACGAGCGCGGTTTGTTGATCGCTGCTAAGCCCCGTAAGCTTATTATCCCCCCAGCACTGCAATTCGTTGCAACTCGCTTGTTGGAAACCGAACTCCGCGTCGGTACAACTGACAACGATATCAACGCATTGAAGAACAACGGTTCGATCTCTGAAGGTTACACTGTTAACCACTATTTGACCGACACCAATGCTTGGTTCTTGACAACAGACGTACCTAACGGCCTGAAGCACTTTGTTCGCTCACCCTTGTCTAACAGCATGGACGGCGACTTTGACACAGGTAACGTTCGTTACAAAGCCCGTGAGCGTTACAGCTTCGGCGTGTCAGACCCACTGGGTATCTTTGGTTCACCCGGTTCGTCCTGATGAAACTGAAAAAGGGGCCTTGTGCCCCTTTTTCTTTTAGTGTATATTTCTTTTAACCGGGCTTTCCGGTGTATCAAACTGTCCCGGCAGACAACATACTGATTGATACACTTAACTTGTATGTAAGGAACCTATCATGGGAATCGCTACTCACCTCGGCCCTTGGCTGCTCGGTACAAACCGTTACACAACTGGCACTGCTGCTGCTGATGTTCGCAACACTGGCGCAACTCAAGTTGTCCAGACTGACGTTGTAAACTTCAATGACGCTGACGCAAGCAATGCGTTTGTGTTGCCTGCGGGTTCATTAATCGTTGATATTCGATTCATCACAACCACCACTTTTGATGCCGCATCAACCATTACGTTGTCCATTGGCGCGACTGCTATTACTGGCGCTCTGACCATTACAAACCCCGGTGTGTATAATTTTGTTGCCGCCGCAACAGAAGCCGCCGCTGCTTTGTGGGCCAATACTGGCACTACCGACAAGTTTGTGACTTACACGATTGCTCAAGGTGCATCGACTGCTGGCGTAGGCCAGATCGTGATTGAGTACGTTGTTCGCAACTCTGACGGCACGATGTATCAATCTGCTGGTCAAGTCTAATTAGTCTAGGGGGCTTCGGCCCCCGTTTACAAGGAGATTAATTATGATGCAAACTGACGTTAAATCGGGGCACCTGAACAACTCAGGTTTTGTGGTGTTAGGGAGAAACCGTCTTAGGGCTGTATCTATGGTTGGCACGGCTACGGCTGGAACGCTAGACATTTTTGACACTGTTACAGCACCTGTTTCCGCTACATACGCAAGGACTGCGGCGGTTATTACAGTTACAAAGGTAGCCCACGGCCTAGTTACTGGAGATGTGGTTGGGCTTGCTTTTGCAACAGCCAGCGGGTCATCTGGCACAAACGGCAATTATTCAATTACACGCACGGGCGCAGATACTTTTACAGTTACAGACATTAACTCTGGAACTATAGCTGGCGGAACAGCGGCAACATACTCATCATTGTGGGTTGCCAGCTACGACGTTGGTGCGGCTGACTTGTTTGGTAATTTTGTTTTGATTCCCGCTGAAGGAATACTGGTTAAAAACGGTATCTACTTGAGCATGAGCAATTTAACTTCCGCTAATATTTATTATGGCTGAAACAAAACAGGCAACACTGATGGGGCGTAAGCTGTTTATAGGCATTCCAGCCTATGACGGCAAGCTAAACATCAAGACCGCATTTGCACTGGCGCAGTTAATGCCCAAGGCAATGAGTCTTGGTGTGTCCGTCACGTTGTCTGATTTGTCTAATTGCTCAATCATTACTATGGCTCGCAATGCCTTAGTACACGAATTCTTAAAAACAGACTGCACAGAGCTTCTGTTTATTGATGCAGACGTTATTGTCACACCTGACGACATTCTGCGTTTGATGGCCCAAAGCGGTCACATGGACATTACTGCTGGCGCATATCCACGCAGAGCCAAAGATGCCAAGTTCTTTGCTGATGTGTACTACGATGACAATGGAGAATTAGAGTTTGAAGGCTCTATGATGCGTTTAAAGCGTGCGCCTACTGGATTTATGTTGATCCAGCGCCATGTCATTGAGCAGATGATTGCGGCACATCCTGAGTGGACTTATGAGAAGTCCCCCACAGAGAAGATGTCAGCGGTGTTTGACTTTGCTATCCGTGATGGCAAGTATGTTGGTGAAGATTATTTATTCTGCGACCGCGCAACTGAAATGAACTTTACAGTCTACCTAGACGTAGACATTAGCCTGCCGCACGTCGGCCAAGAAACGTTTGAGCGCAACTTTCGTGAAGAGGTTGTAATGCCCTTACTTGAGAACATTTATCACCATAAACTGAAAGTCGTAAATGGCTAAATCACCAGCATGGCAGAGAAAAGAAGGCAAGAATCCGAAGGGTGGCTTGAATGCGAAAGGTCGCGCCTCCGCGAAAAAGCAAGGCATGAATTTGAAACCGCCCCAGCCCGAAGGCGGCTCCCGCAAAGACTCTTTCTGTGCGAGGATGGAAGGCATGAAATCGAAGCTGACCTCCGCCAAAACCGCCAAAGACCCAGACTCACGCATCAACAAATCTCTTAGAGCTTGGAAATGCTAGATCTAAACACCGCATGGTCAGCAATCTTGTCGTTAGTGATTGGACTGCTAGGCTACATGATGAATGAAAAGTTCAGGGAGCTTGCTCGTATAAGCATCCTCTTAAACAAAACACGCGAGGAGGTTGCCCGTGATAACGTTACTCAAGCAGAAGTGGATCGCATTACGAACCACATTGACCAACGCTTTAACAAACTTGAAGCAAAGATTGACCAGCTTATTCAAGCGGGGCGATAATGCCAAGCAAGAGTAAAGCTCAACACAATTTCATGGCAGCAGTGGCTAACAATCCATCGTTTGCTAAGAAAGCAGGCGTCCCACAATCCGTGGGCAAAGAGTTCAACAATGCCAATAAAGGCAAAACTTTTAAACAAGGTGGCGATATGAAAAAGATGAATATGGGTGGATACGCAGACGGTGGCATGCCTATGAAAATGAAAGACGGCAAAAAAGTGCCCGCCTTTTTGAAAAAAGGTGGCATGGCTGCATCTAAGAT